ACCAAAAGCCTCCCTTAAACCGTTTGTTATTTGCTGATTGATTGCTATTTGTAATTCTCTATAATCGTTGTACTGCTCAAAACCTGTACCTGCAAGCATGTCTTTTATAGGTCCTTCAAAAGTGCCTGTTTCTCCTCCTGCTGTTTTAATGCTAGTTAAAAGGTTTCTCATTTGCGTAAGTCTTGGCAACTGTTTTCTTGCTTCAGACGCATCAGCATAAACTTCTTCTCGTTGGCCTCCCCACGCTTCTATGTCTTGTCGTTCCGCCTCTACTGCGGTAATACCACCAGAAGTTAGGCCGGGAGTGTCTGCACCACGGCTAACAAGCTGAAGTTTTCCTTTAGCTGGAGTCTGAGGACCAGCAGGGTCTACTGGAGCGTAAGAAACACCGAAAGTTGCTCCTGACGTTGGGGTTGCGGCATAAAACTGATTGCCGTCTACGTCTTCCCAAATATCAGCCCTTGGGAAAGAAGGAGAAGTAGCGCCTCTTGTTGAAGCAAAGGCATCTCCAGACGTTTCTCCAGTAAGGTACTTAACAAGAGCTTCTTCTGGCATAGACTCAGCAGCAATAGACAATGCTGTTTGTCCTCTGCTACGGGCAAGCTCAGAAACCTGCCTAGCAAGACGCTTACGGTTTACTTCTTTTTCTATCTCTTGTTGTCCTGTCTCCAGAGTTTGCATACCTGTACTTAAGCGTTGTCGCGCTTGTTCTGCGTACTTAGTAGCGTTTGCAACGTCACCCTTGGCTTGGTAGAAAGCCGCAAGTTGGCGAAGACCCTGTACAGTATTAGGGTCAATACTAGCCAAGAGTTGTCGCTCTCGTTCTGCTTGTTGTTGCGCCCTCATCTGCCTAGGGATTTGACCAACATTCTGAGCAGCAGTGAACAACCCACGACCATAAGTCGGACTTGTAAGCGCCCTAATTAAACTTTCACTGTATCGTGCCATTGTTGTTCTCCTTAAGGACTGGCAGTGCTGCTAGTTGAACCGGGAACTGTTACTCCGAGAGTAGACAGAAGATTTGTTATGTCTCCAATTACACTACTTCCTCCCGTGTTCCCTAACAAAGAAGACAGTAGGCCTGAACCAGCTTCTCCCATCAAGTTAGCGCGTCCCAGAGCAGAAGCCAAGTAAGCGTCAATTCCAGACATAGTAGCTTCACCGAACAAATTAGCACCATACAGGTCTGCTTGTTGCTTCGCAGCCGCCGAAGTAAGTCCGGGAGCAAGAGCGTTAATAAGCTGCTGCTGTGGCAAGTACCCAAGTCCAAAGAACTGGCTTCCAAGACCAGCTTGTTGTGCTTGTTCTGCTTGCGCCTGTTGTACAGCTTGGAAGTAAGCGTTGTTCATGGCTTCTTGTTGTGCTTTGTTCATCTGGAATGTTTCAGGAGCCATACCACCAAACATATTACTGCTTACGCCTAAGCGACCTTGGGCCGCCAGACGTTCTTCATTCATAAGCTGCTGACGCTGCATCTCAGGCTGCATTGCTGTTAACATATTGCCGTAGATGTTCTGAGTGCGTTGAGCAGGATCTACCATAGCCTGATTAAAGAAGTTTTGTGCTCCTCCAAACAGGAGTTGGGTCATGGCTGACTCTTCTGGAGACACGCTCATGGTTGTCTGGAGACCGCCGTCAGGCCCCAGAGAGACACCGTACTGACCGCCAGTAGCGGACGTAATGGTATAGGGTTTAAAAGCCGTTTGCTCTAGCTGTGTGTTCGCTAAGTCAGTAGCATAACCACGAGCGCTTGTTCCTATGTCTCCCAAGTCTCCGTAGGCTGTGCCTAGCAAACCTAGGGCAGCCGCACCCGTTGCTATGTCACCGTAGTTTGTAAAAAAGTCTTTGATTCCACCAAAGAGCGAGTCCAGCGGGTTTGTTGCTGGCGGAGAAGCCGACATAGGAGTAGCTGGAGCAGCTGGTTTAGTCGCGGCAGTAGCACCTGTAACCATATTAAATGACGGAGGAGCTGATTGAGTCGCAGCTGGCATAATTAACTGTTGCTGGTAAGGATTTATCATAGTATCTTTCCTAGTAGTGCTAAAACATTAATTTCTTGTACAGAAAACTCAGTCCCGTCGATGTCAGCTTCAAGGCCAATAGTGACAACATTACCAAAGCCAGTAGTGTTACTGTTAATCCTGTTAGTAAGTATTCCAGAACTGTATTCATCGACGTTATACTCAGCCACCCCAAAGTAAGCAGGGCTTTGGCTTCCTGATATTGTTATCTCTTGCGTCTTATACGCGCCTGAAAAATCATAAGCCCACTTCAAAAACATCTGTGCGTTGTTACCACCAACAACAGTTGGCTTAATCTTCTTTAGCATCTTAGTTCTTGACGCATCACCAAATGTTAAACTAGGACTGTAATACTTGAAGCGATAAGTTTCGCCGTTGTCCTGATATCCTGTGTACGTGCTGATACCGTCAACTGTTCCAATGTACAACGTACCGTCTTCTGCTCGTTCATAAGACTTAAACGTAGACGCTGGCCATCGAGTAACACGATAAGAACCATTCTCTACTGTGCCTCTAACATCAAAGCAGTACGTTGTTGTTTGCCCTGTAAACGTCAACAAGTAAAAGTTATTCTCTGGGCTATAGACTGAACGAAACGAAACAGTCTCTGTGTCAATCAAGTTAATAATGTCTCTGCTAATACTAGCACTCAGGTTCTGAATAGGCATTGACTTTTGTTGTAATGTACGAGAAAACGCACGTAGACCTGAGTGTGACAGGAACAATACATCAGTACCTGTGTACTGAACAGTGTCTCTGTCAACACAGCCTACGCCCGATACAGTATCTACTAATGCCATCGTAGCTGGTGACTCAGCACCACCATAAACAACAATGCTATGCTGTCCAAAGATAATTAAGTATCCGTTGTGCGCCGCTAAAGCTACAATCTCATCATAACCATCAGGCCATACTTTTGAAAGATCAATAGAGCCTGACGTACCACCTGAGAAGTCATGACCAATTAACAAGTCAGACCAGTAAACAGTAGACTTATCCGTACCAAAGTCAGCTACCCAAAGACGACCATAAGCCGCCAGAACTTCATGTCCGTGTACGTTAGCAGTGCCAGCAGCGCCACTAATGGAACTAAGGGTTTCAACAGCGCCTGAGCTAGTGCTGTACACAAGTGGCTCATAGCTTCTTTGAAAGAAGTAGATTTTGTCATTAAAGTTTACCGCCTTCCAGTTGTTAGCTGTAATTGAGTAAGCAACAGGAGTCTCGTCAACAAGCGTTGTAGTCCCTGACAGTATCTTGTTGTTACCAGCAGAGAATACTTTTGTGTTACCTGCTTCGTCACGGAACTCTTTAATCAACGTAATAGCAGCAGAACCAAGCTCAGTCTTGTCTGTTGTAATAACACTATGGCCCTTGCGAGCAGCAATTCGACCGCGCTTGTCAATGACAGCGTTGTCTGCAACGTCAGCAAAGGCTGTGTCCTGCTGTAACGGCGAGTCTTCGGTATTAATACCTTTGAATGCCGGAGCAGCTAGGTTAATACTTTGAAGTTGTTGTGCCATATTATGAGTACCACACCATTTCTTCTGGATGTTTAGCAGCGTCTAATGCAACAGCGTCCCCTAAGAACTTGTCTGCAATTGCAAAGTATTCTGCTGCACTTGTACCACCTGTTTCGCCACGTTCTCGTGCTAACATAGCAACAGCAAGATGAACAACAGGTGCTGAAGGAATTAACAAAGTATCCTCATCAGTAGACAAGTCACCCTGTCGTTTTGTTACGTTAAAGCGTAAGCTGTACACAGCGTCTGGAGTAGGGTAAACAAGAACTTGAGTATCACCGCTGCCGTCTAAGCCATCAAACGTATAAGTAGTAGGCGTTCCTTCAAGAGCACTTCCAGTATATAGCTGTTCGTTAAACCACGTTTTAGTTTGGTATTTCATAAACGAATTGTTTGTGTCGTTAATAACATCAAACACTTTTACTGAATCGCCTGAATCAGTTAAGCTGTACTGGTTGTCAGAAGCTACTGTAGGAATAACAAGAGTTGTACGCAAGCCTGACCAATCTGCAGCGTCCTCAACAAGACGCTTCGCATCATTAACAAAATCACCTACCATTGCACTGTACGTGTTCTCCGATACAGTTGTAACTACGTCTTCACGCAGTCTACGCAGTACGTTGTTTACAAGATTTAAATATGTCATACGAGCATACCTTGTTTTCTATTT